TTCCAGGATTTTGTAGTCGTTCATGCTTTGCCTTTGATTAGTTCGATGATGTTTTGGATTGGGTATTTGATTGCATCGCTGTTGGGGCTTAGTTTGTAATATGTTGCGATGTAGTTTTCAAGTAGTTCTGTGATGCGGTCGTGTTCGTATGCGATGCCTACTTTTACGCCGGTGTTGTATCTGTTTTCGTTGGCTGCGTCTTTGTAGCCGAAGTCGTATCCGGCTTTGAATCCGCGTGTGTATTCGGTGTCGCTCATTTTGTTAGTTCTTCTAACTCTTTGCTGAGTTTGTAGATTTTGTAAGTTAGTGCTTCGGTTTCAAAGATGAGTGCTTGGATTTCTTTGATTAGTTGTTCAGCTTTTTCGTTCATTAGCCGCCGATGCTTTCTACTAGGTTGATTGCGTCTTCGATGCCGATGATTGTTCCCATTAGTCTGATGGCTCTGGTTTCGCCGGTTGTTTCGCGTAGTTTTGCCTTAGTAAAGGTCAACAACATCTGTAGTTCTTCTACGATTAGTTCACGTTCTGCAGCTGCAGCGTGTTGACATTCGTCTTGGTGATCTAGTTGGCACATTAGTTGCCTGCTTTGTTGATTGCGTAGCCTAGGATTGCGATTCCCCAGGCTAGTAGTCCGGCTGCTGGTTCGTGTACGGCGATTGCCATGATGGTGCCGATGATTGCGACTAGTAGTGGTGCTGTCCAGTTGTTCATTTGGTGCCTTTCTGTGTGATGTGTCAAATTTATCGCTATTTTTTTACTTTTGTGGTGTTGTTATCGAATTGTTATTTGTAGATTGCCCCGGATAGTTTGACGCCCATCATGTAGGTGCCGCAGTCGTTGCATTGGTGGCGTTGGTTGACGCCGGTTGTGGTTACTTTTTTGCCGGCTTTGATGATGTTTGTTGATCCGCAGTTTCGGCATCCTTGTGGTTCGCCGTTTGATGCGCCGACGTGTGGGTGGTTGTTTATCCAGGGTAGGAGTATGTCGTATAGGTCTACCAAGAGGTTGACGTCTTGGATTTGATATTCTTTCATTTCCGCCCAGGCTTTGTTGTTGCCAGCCATGCAATCCAGCCAAAGTTGGAACCCGCTGTGTTGCACTTTGGCACCGACGCCTAGTTTTTGTGCTACGTAGTCTAGTTTGTTGCTGGGGAATTTGAATTGTGCTTTTACTACGCGCATTAGGTCTAGTTCGCGCCATGGGCTTGGTGGTAGGTAGCCGTTTTCGATAAATTCGCGTTTGATGTGTTTGCTATCAAAGGCAGCACTATTCCATCCGATTAGCACGTCGGCTTGGTTCATGATTTTGTGCAGCTCATCTAGCATTACTTGTTTGCCATGGTGGTGAACTGATTTGAAGATTACTTTGTCGCTGCCTAACCAGCGCGCCCCGAAACAGATTACTTCGGTTGATTTTTCTAACTGGGTGATTGCTACATTCTGTTGCCATAGTCCCCATACATGCGCCAAGTTTGGTGATGTTTCTAGGTCTAAGAAAAGTATTTTCATAAGGTCAGACTAGGTTTCTTCGTTTGAGTTCGATTGGTGCGACACCCTGCGTTATGTAATCGTTATCGAATGGGGTTATTGAAATCAACACGCCTGGTTCGTGTGTGTCTGCGTATGTTTTGCGAACTGTTAGATCAACAACATCTGAGTCGTCACGCCAGACACCGGCTTTGGTGATGCTGTCTAGGACTGCTCGGGTTAGTTTGTCGATGTCGTAGGTTCCGGTTGCGTATTGTCGTTTTACCGATTTAGGTCTAGGCAACCAAAAGGTTAGGGCTACGTTGACGGCGGTTGTGAACGCGGTGTCGTGTTCTAGCTGCTTTAGTTGCAGCATTCGTGTCATGTGTTCGCGCCATGCTGGTAGTTGCTTTTGGCTTTCTACCAACACGACGCGCCCCCCGCGGACGAAACCTTGTTTGCTGCCTTGGGGTCTTGGTTCGCCTTGGATGAATAGTTGGAACATTAGAACGGCATGTCGATTGTTTCGGCTTCGCTCTTTTGGGTCAAGATGTCAGCTGCGTTTCGGACTTGGGTTGTTTTGCCGCTGATCATGTTGATTGCTACGTCGTTGAGTGAGTGTTCAACAATGTTCTTGGCTTCGGTTGCGTTCTTTGGGACGTAGGTTGCGGACTTGGTTGATAGGTCGCCGTTTACCTGGATTACATCGCCCTCGGTGATTGTGCCGATGTCGCGGTTCCAAACGGTCCATAGTCGGTTGCGCTTTTCGCCTTTGAATTCGAATGTTTCCCAACCTTTGATGTAGCCGTGCTGTTGTGAGATTGCGCTGACTTCTAGGATGACTGTTACTTGTGCCATTTCTGTGTTCCTTTTCTATTTTTTTCGTAGGTTGTTATTTAGTAGTTAATTTAAGTTTATATTACTTTTAAGTGGACATCTACGCCGTCCCGTTGCGTCTTAAATGACACCCCGTTGCGTCTTAAATGTCTACCCGTAGATTTCTTGTTTTGGAAGTTATCCACAGGTTTGTGACTGAGTGAGTTGTCGCAAAGTTCCGGACATTCGATTGTCAACCAGTAGCGGTTTGTAATACGATCAGCGCGGTAGCCTTGCCCGTCATGTGAATGAACTTGTATCTCGTTTAGTTCTTGCAGCTTGTCTAAGGCGCGTTGAACTTGACGCTTTGAACACCCGGCTAATTCTGCTAAACGCTTTTGCGATGGGTAGCAGCCTTCTTCTGGATGTTCACCAATGTGCCAGGCTATGGCGGTCAGGACGGCTCTAGGTGTGCCGGATGATTGGGAATGATGTAAGACGGCTGAAATGGCTTCTACGCTCATTCTGTGCCTTTCTGTGTGTATAATTCTTTTACACCCTTGTGGTGGGTGTTGAGGGAGACGTTTACGTCCCTCGGGGTAGACCTTTTCTGTGGGGTCTACCCCTTTCACTTTATCTACTTCTTTAGATCTTCGGCAAACCCTTTGATTGCTGCGAGCGTGTCGTTGTCGACGGTTGCTTTGACTGCAGCTGCGTAGATTGTGCGTAGTGTTTCGATGTCTTTGTTTTCGTGTGCTGATTGTGCTTCTAGCAGATAGTTGCGGTGGTCGGCTGTGACCTTTTGCATTTCTTCACGACTTGGGCGGTTCTTTGATGCGCTTAGTCCGAGTGTTGCTAGTCCGCGTCCGATTGCCGAGGTGCTGCAGTTTTCTAGGAATGATGCGCGGTTGATGTTGCTTGAGCCGCGTGTTTCGTGTGCCCAGTCAACTGATGCCGGGCGTGTGTCTTCCCGGTCGGTGAAGATGCTTGCTTGAACAACAACTTCGGTTTCGTTGATTAGTTTGATTTCGGTTAGGATGCGCCCGTTCGGGAATAGTTTCCAAAACTTTGTGATGCGGTCGGCTACTGGTTCGTAGTTATCTAAGAATCCCATGATCTGCTTTCTGTGTTATTTGTTGAATGTAATGAATGGTTTACCGTTGCGGGCTTGAAGTGTGAGCACCTTTTGACCCTGCCAGAAACCATACTTGGTTCCGTTCATGTAGGCAAGTACGACTGACTTCTTTGCGTTGAAGTTATCTTCGGCTACTTCGTAGATTGCTTTTGCAGCTGCCAGATCAACCCAAAGGTTATCCAGTTCAAGTTCGCCGTCGGTTAGTCCCTCGGATAGTTCGCGGACGGTTTCGTATGTTGATGTTGAACCGTCAAAATCCGGCGATGTTCCATCTTCAACCAAGCCGTAGAACGCCCATACGCGGGTTTTCATCTCCTCGACAAGGGATTCATCCCAAAGCACCTCAAACTCGGTGTAGCGTCCTCCTATGACCGCACAGACCACACCACGCTTTAGACCTAGAACCATCAGATACCAAAGTACCTGTAATTTCCATGATTCTGGGATTTCAGTGACATAAGTTGCCGAGTGCTTAATCTCTAGAACACCCAGTGTCCCGTCTGCCCATTCGATGATGCCGTCCGGGTTGGCTTTCATCCAGGCCGATTGGGTTGATTGCCAGGTGCCGGTTTCGTGAACGCTTAGCCAGTCTTTGTTTTCGTCGATAAAGAATTGACGGATTGCCGGTTCAAGTGCGGTGCCTAGTCGCATCGGAATTGTGCTATCCGAGTTGTCTAAAAGGTTTGACTTTTCGCACCAAAGAGTGTATGGGCTTTTGAACTGGGATTTACCCAAGATAACTCCGACATCAGACCCACCGATTCCGGCACGAGCTGCATGCCATTCCGGTGATCCTGATTCGAATGAGCCAATGAACTTGGCTGCGCCTAATGATTCGATTGCTTCCGTAATACGGATTCGTTCTGTGATTGTCATACATTCAATTTTAGTAACTGTACATGACAAAACCCCCGGTCTACTCTCAAAACAAGGACTTGCGGGGGTTCTGTTTACTTCGGCATTTACTTGGACCGTCCGGACCTGTTTACCGATTCAGCCGGCGTACGGCTTAGTCTTTTTTGTTCTTACTTTGAACAGATTCGATTGTGGCGTTGATGTGGTTGTCGAAGTCTTTATCGCTTACTTCGCCTTTCCCAGCGTAAGTGAACGATAGTCCCATAACCAAGGCGACGATAGTTACGGATGCCCCAAACAAAACTGATTCCAGTGCGCCCATACTGAATAATGGTAGGTTGCCAACACCCATAGAAGACAAGCCAGCGCCAAGTGATAGAGCCGCAACTCGCTTCAAACGCTTTGGGATTCTTGACCATAATTTCATTTTCCAGCCTTTTTAGCCGCCGGTTTCTTTGCAGCCGGTTTAGGTTCTGCTTTTGGTGCAGGGATTAGTTTGAACAAGTCAAGCAACGCCGGGTATGACGCTAGGTGTGGTTTTGGTGCTAGTGATGCAGCTGCATGTAGGTGTGCGCCTGCTGATGCTGAACCAGTGTTACCGATTTTACCAAGAACGGTTTCGCCACCGATGACTTTTTCAAGTCGCTTCAAAGTTGGTTTCTCTGCCAGGTGAGCGAAGATCACGTAAACCTTGTCGTGAGAGTTCTTGGTGATGATGCAGTGACCTAATGCGTCTGACCATAGAACATCGGCAACAACACCATCGGCTACTGCATACACCGGTTTGCCGTCTGACCCGCCTTTGAAACCCCAGTCGCTTCCACGGTGCGGTTGCTTACGGTATGCCTTGTTGAAGTTGCCTAGTTCGTCGCGGCGTTCAGCCCCGGCACCTTTGATTGGTTCGTGATACATTTACGCCCCGATTGCTTTCTGGATTAGTGCGATGATTGTTGCGGTCATGGCAGCTGTGACGATACCAAACAACATTGCGTACGCTTCGATTTTGCGAACGCGTCGTTCTAACTCGGCATAGTTTTTGACAGTTGCTTTTATTTCAGCGATGTCTTCGACTATGCGCATGAGTAGATCTGATTGTGTTGGTTTAGATTCGCTCACTTAGCCAGTACCCATTCTTGTAATTCTTCATCCCAGTCGTAATTAAATTCATCTTCCGGATAAGCGATTGGTGCGACCCATTGGCATGTTTCTTCATCAAGCGACCAAGATGCATAAGGCTGCGGTGGGATAAATGCGTCTAATTGCTCATCGTAAGCGAAACCAATTCCTGCGTAGTTTTTACGAATGTTGCCATTGTAAGAAGTGCGTTTGCAGTTTTGACCTTTGAACTCGGCATACCAAACTTCTGGTTCTTGTTCGTCAATTAGTTCTGTTTCATCAATTCCAACTATGACTTCTGTCACAATGTTGTTTTCATTTAAAAATGCGTAATGTGCCATTATGCTGCCCAACTAACATTTCCAGTTCCAGCAGTAATTGTAGTTACTTTATTTGTACCAACTGTTGCAGTTGATGCTGTTAGACCTGCGCCAATTGTAATTGTGTAAGCATCTGGGTAACGAAGAATAACAACACCTGAACCACCATTTCCTCCAAGATAAGGTGAATTTTGACCGCCGCCGCCGCCGCCGCCGCCAGTATTTGCTGTACCGGCTGTTCCATTTGATTGTCCAATTCCTGCGCCAGCACCACCTCCAGAAGAAGCAGTTCCACCAGAACCACTACCGCTGTCCACGCCGCCGCCGCCGCCGCCTGCACGGCTAATGCTAGAGCCAGTTATTGATGAAGAAACACCAGAACCGCCAGTTCCACCATTGCCAGTTGAATTACCTCCGCTTGATGCTGAGCCACCGCCACCGCCACCACGGACGCTATCAGAAGACCCACCAGAGTAACCCTGAGCAGATGTCCCAGATGAACCTGCGTAACTTCCTCGTCCAGCGCCTCCACCAGAACCTCCAGCTTGGTCATTGTTTCCGCCGCCGCCGCCGCCTGCACCTCCACCTGATGATGTAATTTCGCTAAAGATAGAATTGCTGCCATTGGTAGCATTGGTATTAGTTGAATAAATTCCCCCATTGCCACCAGCGCCAATTGTTACTGTGTAATTTGTTGACGGGGTAAGAGTCAATGCGCTTTCGGCAGAACCGCCACCACCAGAAGATTCACCGGTAACAGATGAGCGGTAACCACCGGCACCACCACCACCACCACCACTTGAGCCACCACCTGCGCCACCGGCGATAACAAGGTACTCAACATTTAATGCAGCAACGACGCCACCTGCAGACGCCAAAATTCCCATAGGAATTAACATGATTAGGCTCCCAGATTACCGACTAGGTAGTAAACCCCAGACCCGCCAAAAATAACTGAAGCAGCTGCATACTGTTTTGCAGTTTTAAGTTTTCCATCGGCACTAGACAAAGTAACACCAGTACCAGCAGCAAAAGTAACCTGACCCGAACCAGCCTGAATAAAGTCAATACGGTCGCCCTGAGTAGTTAGCACGTTGTCAATGGTAATTGTGATAGCCGAGTTGGTTGAACGAATAGTTGTACCACGATCAGCAGCAACAATTGAATAGTTAGCAGACTTGTCAGACCAACCAGCAGGCGCATCGCCTAGATCAGTCCAAGCCGAACCTGAGTAGTAAACGAACTTGTCGCCATCTTCAAGCCAAACCAACATTCCCTCAGTAGGTGCGGTTAGAGCTGCATCGCGCGCAGTAGTAGAAGCGAACACCATAACCGACTGATTCATCAGATAAGTGTTCAACTCGGATGCGTTTAGCGCGTTACCGTTGCTAAAAACCTTATATGCCATTTAAGCTGCTTTCCATAGTTCTAGAGTAGTGTACCAAACATTCACATCAATAGAGTGAATGACTTTAGTTATTGTGTAGTATTCGTTGATTGTTAGTTGTTCCCGCTCAAAGTTCACACCCACCAAAGTGCCAGGTGTAAAGATTGAAGCCTCAGTCAAATTGCCTAACCGGTCAATGGTTGGGGTTTCCACTGATCTAACCAACTTGTTAGGTGACTGGGCGAAAACATCCTCAGCCCAACGGGTTAGGTCCGCTTCATCAAATACGTTAATAGTGACATCGGCAGACGATTCGCCGTAAAGTTCAATGGAGTCAATGTTCTGCAAAGTAACAGTCGCCGGTTCATCGATTGCCTGAGTAACCTTTAGGCTGTTGAAAATAGTGTCCGCATCAGCTGCGACAATAATGTCTGACAAGCAAAGGTGATACGGGTCGCCATGGTTGTTGCCTAAAACCCAAGTGGTTGCTGTACCAGTTTCTACCGACGGTCTAGGTGTGAAGATAAGCTGCTCAGATTCTTGGTCAACCCAAAGAACACCCAAACCCACTTCGATAGATTCGTTTAGAACGCTTGAAGCGATAATGTTTTCGCGAACCGATGTCGGTATTTTGCCTGGAGTGTCAACAGACAAGTCGCTAACAACATACCCGGTGTCCTGCATAACCCGCTCAATAGACTGCAACGGTGTCACATAACCAACCTCGTAATCGGTTGTGTCAAACGAAGCCACACGAGTGTTTACGATCTGTTTGTAAATGTCGTAAGCTGCGATGTTGATAAGGTTTGGACCGTCCGGGTAATACTGCACCGCAATAGTGTCAATGTAGCCGGTAAACAAAGTGTGGTCAACGGTGCCGTTATCGATGCGTAGACGGATAGCGGTGTTAGTGCGAATGTTCTTATTAACGTTCGGGTCCCAAGCGTACGACTGCAAAGTTAACTTAGCGGTACCAGGTTCCGGTTGGAAGTAAATGGCGGTGTCAATAGAACCACCAACACTCATGTCAAACGATGAAACAACCGCTTCAGCCGACTGCCAAAGTAGTGCACGAGTATCGCCAAGAACATCAGTGCCACCAAGCAAAGACTCGCCAAGAATGAAAATACCAAAACCACCAAGAACATCGTCCCCGCCAAGAGTTGAGATGCCAAGGATGAAAGTGTCGCCGTCAATGTCCGGTAGAAGAAACTCAACCTTGAGGTCTGTAGCAATATCAAAGTCTTCAATGATCATCGCAACGCCTGAGCCAAGGTTGTGCCGGTAGCCTTTTGGAATTGTGAAACAGTCTTGATAACAGTCTTAGCGTCGGTGACGGTCTTCACGTTCACGTTTACAGTTGTGCCGGTCTTAGCAGTTGTCTTAGGTGCGGTGAAAGTCATGTTGCTACCACCGGCAGATGGTGATGCAGATGATGAACCTGAGAAGTTTAGCGCGCCACCTGATGCGTTCAAGTTAGATTGGCTGAAACTTAGGGCGCTATTCAAAGCCTGTATACCTTCAAGTGCCGCAATAACTAGACCAAGGGTTCCAAGAGTTGTTTTAGCGGCAACACCAAGGGCAACAGTTTCAGACGTAGCGACAGTTGCCCAGCCAGAATAAACCTTTAGAACAGCCCAGGTTGTACCAATTACCCCGGCAAGAAGTAGAAATGCTTCTTTGTTGTCAATTACTACACCAAGAATTACGGTAAATTTATCAGTCAAATTAGTCACTAGGTCTATAAGACCCTGCAATTTCGCAGTACCTTCAGGTGTAGCCAACCACGCCGAAAACTTGTTCAAGACTGGTAGTAAACCCATGCCGATGCGTTCCTGCATATCTTGGAAGATAACAGTCATGCGTTGGTATGGGTCAGTGTTTGCCGCTTCACTCGCAGCCCCAGCAAACGCCTTTTCAAGTTCCGCAATAGGATCCTTGGCACCCTTTAGAGATGGGATAAGTTTTACAAGTGCAGTGTCAGAACCAGCCAACGACTTAGCCATAGCCTGAGAAACAACATCCAAGCCTTTACCAGTAGCCGCCGAAGCATCCAAAGCAATCTGCAACAAGCGGTTAGATTCAGTAACATCCTTAGTTGCAATAAACAACTTTTGGAACGCCGGGCGCAATTCATCATCGGCAACACCGGCTTGGAACTGCATTTTGTTTATAGACTTTTCAGCCTGAGCAATCTGATCCTTGGTTGCTTTG